TGACCCTTGGCAAGGGCGGCTTCGCCCTTAGCAATAGCAGCCTTTGCTTTGTCTGTTGCTAGTTGCTTATTCTTTAGAGCAAGTCTTTCGCGCTCGCGCTTAAGTGAATCCTTCTCCAGCTTCGCTAATAATTCCTGCTGCTTCTTCTGAGTAAGGGTGAGCTTGGCTTCTTCCTTCTTCTCGGGGATAGCAATGTTCACACCCAGTTGTGCGCCGGCAAAGCCAGCAAAAATGTTCTTAGGTAGATTTTTAAGATTCTGAATGAGGGTAGGGATTACACCAATGGTACGACCTGCTTGAACTGTTACCTTGCTTAGAGCAGTGGCAATACCTTCAATTACATAAGCGGCATCATTAGCATCTGTGCCACCACCAACAAGGGCAAAGGCATCAATTAAGCCGCCACCGATAATCTCTGAAGCGTTAGAAGTAGCAACGCTAAGAACATCGAACTTGTAAGCAGTAGTGTCTAGGTAATCCTCTGCCGCACCCGCTGAACGCTTGAGGGTGATACCAAGGATCTCGTTAAATGATTTAGATTGAAGCTCTGCTCTAGTTAAACCTGTGTTGTACTTGACTAGACCCTTTGTAATACCAATGTAGCCCTTGCCAAGATCCTCGGTAACAGTGGCAAGGTCAATGCCATATGCGCGACTAATTGTAATTGCATCATTGAGAAGCTTCTGAGATTGTGTTAATGATCCAGTAGTGGTCAACAAGCCTTGGAAGGCTGGACGCAAGATGTCATCTGCTACTGCTGCGGATCGTTCTAGATTGGCAATGTAGTCAGCGATAGCAGGGTTAGCAAAACCAATGCCTAGATTCTCAACAGCTCGGTTGAGTCGAAGTGCTGCTGCTTCATCTTCTGCAAAAGCCTTAGCCGCTGCTTTGCCGTATTGGGCAATAGCTGCCGCACCAAAAGCTAGACCTAATGATCCAGCAACCTTCTTAGCTGTGCCGTTTAACTTGCCTAATGCTGTCTCGGCTTGCTTAAATCCTTTAGCATCAAACTTGGATGCAATGTTAATCGTCTCTAGATAATTCACGCTGCGCTCCTTAGTGAGTTACTTCTGTAACGCTTCAGCAATTCCATCTCAGCAGTAGTGATTGCCTTATTGACAATGCCTTCTGCTCTGCCTTTATCTTGCGCCCATGCTCTGAAGATCAATCGACCGCGACCCTTCAAGCTGCCTTGTAAAGGTGGCATGGCGTTAATAAACTGCTCACCTGCTTTAGGGTTATTGGAGTGCGAGTATCTTTTACCTGCAACGCCCTTAGCACCGACCCAAGGTTGCCCCTGAGGATTAGTGCGACCGGCAGACTCATAGATAGCACCTGCGCGAGAGTTATTAAATACGCGAGCCATGGAGCTGAAGCCTTTAGCGTTTGGTTTTGATGTCGATGTGGTGTAACCGATCTTGCTCTTAATTGTAGAAGCGTTATAGATCGGGAATGTTCCCTCACTGAAGGATCGACCAGCCCAATTACTTAAAGGCGACTGAGATGGCACAAAGCCCCTAGCTGCTTTAGCAACTGGAGCAAGTCCTCGCTTCATCTCGACCTTTAGAGACTTCTCTAGATCTGGAGCGAATCTGCGCAATGCTTTGCGAAGGTCAGCGTTTCCGCGTAGTTCGATTTGCATCGCGCACCTCTTTCGCTTCATCCTTGAGCCCCTGCACAAGTGCATCGAGCATGTTCTTATCTAGATCTAATAAATGCTGTGGCGCAATCCCCAACCTAATGCTCAAGCGAGCAATGAGGTAGGTGAATGGAAGATCGCGCTTTAAGCTAAAGGGTCTGAGTCTAGAACCTCAACACTCTTCAGTGTCTCGATAAACTCAATCCCGAAAGGCTTAACAGTTTCACCTGCTCTGCGAGTAATCTCATGAGCAAGCCAGTAGACATGCGACTGGAGTTCTTGATCCCTGAACGCCTTGTGGAAACCCATTTTAGCGTATTGCTCAAAGGCGTACTCCACTGCTGGAGTTATCTCGCCTTCGATCACGCTTCCATCTTGTCGAACTATCTTTAACTTTGCCATGACATTGCCCCTTTGTTAGATTCTTACGATGTTGTTACTGCGATTGTGCCGTTGACATTCCAAGTTACTGACTGTGTGCTTAGGTCTGCAACTGAACCGTTAATGTCGGTTGTGTTGTTTACTAGGCATGTCATTGTGTAAAGAGGATTTGCAGCAGATGTTGCAGCAGATGTTTGCTTAACTGTTACTGTTACAGATGTTCCCCATGCAGCTTGTAGCGTAGGTAGAACCTCTGCTGTAGCTGTGTCATTTAGGAAGTCGATTGTGATTGATGATGCTTCTAGACCCTTAACGAACTTGTGACCTGAGTCACCCATCGCTGTTACTTCTAGCTCATCGAATGATCGGTTGATTGTTACTGCTGTGACATGGTCAGACAAGTCCACTGTAGCGACTGTCAAAACCACGCCATTGTTTAGAAATACAGCCATTGGATTATTCCTCGTCTTTCTTGGTTATTGGCTTAGGTGCTGCTGGCTTAGCTTGACCGATCTTGATCAAGAAAGCTTCCTGCTCTTTTTCCCATTCGGTCATGCTTAGCTCCAACTCGTTAGGATTGATACCGACATCTCGCAGCTGAGTAGGTCACCCGAAGCAGCATTGAGAACACTAGGCGCGCTGATTGCGCTTACATTATACGACAGATTAGATGCTGCCAGTAGTGCGAACACGCTGACCACAGTATCTTCAATGCCGTTGAGATTGCCTTCATTATCGAACAAAGGCACAGTCATTACAATCTTAAAATTAGCCAGAGGACTAATAGAGATCTGGCTGTTGTTGTTAGGTGTCAGGTAAGGATCATCTGGAGACACGATCACAGAGTTAGCAAGAACTGTTGCAGGTGGAAAAGCAAAAGTCTGCCACTTAGCGTTATTGACTAGAGCAGTCGCTAGAGTGGTGCGTAGTGTAGTGATAGCAACTGGCATTATCCCACCATTGATGTAGGAGCTAGGGCGTGTGCGATCAATCCTCGCACCTTAGCGAGAAGCTGCGCGCTCATTCGGTAAGGGCTTGGCTGGAAATCGACAAGATTACTGCCTGAAAGGGTGGCGGTACGCGCTTGCCAGATCTCAACAGATACCATCAAAGCTGCTTGCTGAATTGCTAAATCTGCTGACCAGTCCACATAGGTATCTCCTGAGACTGTGCCAAATGGCTGGACTGGATGCTCTACTTTTGGAGTGTTGTTGTTACCTGTGATGTTGTAAGTGATTGAGTAATCGCCTACGCCAGTCAGGGTCTTATTGCCGTTGTGCTTAGATCCGTTGCCTGTAATAGATACAGTCTGACCTACATAAAAGACCTTCTCTACTTTGTCCTGAAAGTAAAGTGTGCCTGTTGTGGCTGTGTTGCTATGAGCAATGTTGTATGTGGAATTAGTCCACAGCATAGGAAGTAGGACAGCATCTGTAGCATCGCACACTTCCTGCAAGGTGGCATCTGGGTACAGCGTACCGACTCCGAGTGTTGATCGAAGTTCTGAGACTGTAGTGAGTGCCATGATTTCCTTTCTAAAGACTCTAGAGGGTCAGAGGGCTACTGACCCCCTAGAGCGTACTTAGTTGCCTGTTTTGATTAAGTTAGGTTGAACTTGCGAACACCCTTGCCAGACTTAGCAACATAAAGTGCTAGGTATCCGTAAAGGTTGATCTCGATTTCGCCTGATGTCAAGACATTCACGCGAAGCTGTGTAGTTGGAGACTCCCACGCATACACAGATGATGGTGCAACTAGGAATGCTGAGTTATCAACAATGCCTGATGCTGAGATGTTGTGATCTACGATTAGATCTGTACCGAGTACGCCACCAACTACAGAAGTCGCTACTGCGTTTCCTGCTGCGTTGTATGTTGCACCCTGTGCTGAGTAAAGTGGGCGACCTGTTGTGTCAGCGTATCCTGTGATCGCTGCCCATTGGTCTGTTGATGCAACAAGCTTGTTAGCGAAGTCTCCGCCAGTTCCCTTGTATGCTGCTGCGCCTTCTACAGACACGAATGACTGCAATCCAGCTGCTGTTGCTGCTACGCCTGTTGCAGTTGTTCCTGCTGAGATGAACTTAGCGATAAGAGCGGCATCTGTTGCCTTCTCGTATGCCTTGCGTAGTTCAGCCATCATTAGCTCCATGAATGCTGGAGATGAGCGGTCAACTAGCTCGAATGATACGCGCTGCAATCCTGAGAACTTTTCAACTGTTACTGTGTCGTAAGCAGATGTCATGCCTGTCTCAGATGGTGCTGCACCTTCATTTGTGTCTGCAACTGTTGGTGCTGTATCTGGAGCACCTGCATCGTTTGTGTAAAGGCGAGGAACTGTGAAGCTCATGCCTGACTCAACTAGTGCTGCGCGTGTTACTGCCTCAAATGCTGGACGACCTGTGAAGGTGTCAGTAATGAATGTGTTGAGGTGACCTGGAAGTGTCAAGCCTGTGTTAGTTGATGTTGAGTCATCTGCTGCGCGGATTACGCGGCGAGCCTCGTCATCACCAAGAGCCGCCTTGATGTTAGCTTCTAGGTATTGTGCTGATGTGATTGGTGCTACGCGCTCGCGCACGAATGTAGTTGCTGCCACTACAGTTGGGCGAGCAGCTTCAACCGCTGCTGCTTCTACTGCTGGTGCTGCAACTGTCTCTGGAGTATTCTCCACAGCTGTCTCGCTTTCTGTTGGTGTGATTTCTTCTACGGCTTCTGGAGTTTCCTCAGCCGCTACATCGAGAACCTGAGCAGACTTAAAAGCTGGCTCGGTTACCAATGAAACCTCAAAGAGTTTGGCAGATGATACGACCATCACGCCACCCTTGTTTTTAGATTGTAAAACTTCTACGCCTACTGATAAACCTGATTGCAATCCTTCTTCTGCAAGGATGAGGGCTTCTGTGCCACGATTGCTACGGCTAATCTTGAAGCTAGCAAAAATGTTTCCAATGTCATCAACAGTGAAGTTGGAAGCCTTGCCCAAAGGTTGCTTCATGTCATGCTGATTAAGAAGCTTGATAGATTTAGGATCCTCTGGAAGTGCAATTGCGCCCTTCTCAAAGACAACCTTACCTGCTGAAGTGTTACCCACTTCGCCTGTACCTGCTGGCACGATCTTGCCAGAGATGGTGCGCTCTTCTACATTGGCTGTTAGCTCAGATGAGAAGGTTAAGATCTGCTTGTCCATTAAGCGATCCCCTCATTTCCGTTAGGTGATAGGTTTTCCATTTCCATAGCTTGTTCAACTGTGATCAAGCCTAGAGATAACATCTTTTCAAGTACTAGCAATCGCTCCATTGGTTCAGTCGCTAGGAATGATGCATCTACATCGAAGCGCACAGCGTTACCGCGAGCGGTGATGTCATCCATTGACAAGCGATCCTGAATAGCGTTTACATAGGGCGCAACTGATAAAGAATAGAACTGCTTGCGCTCGTCTAGCACATTTGCATAAGTCATAGATGAGTTAGCTTCTGCTGATAACAAGTAAGCAGGGATGTTGCAAAGGCGAGCAATCTCTGTTGCTAAGAATTGCTGCGCTTCATCGTACATCATGTCTTTAGGTGAGAATGATGTTGGTTGATACTCAAGAGTAGATGTTAGGTAAGCAGTCGCACGATTTTGACGAGCGTTCTTCCATGCAGCGAGTAATCCTGCTACTTCTTTTGGATCTAGATCTGCACCATTATTGCGAAGCACTCCAGACGGCATTGGAGTAGATGCTGCTACTACTGCTGCCTTGCGAAGATCAATTGCAGCTCTAATTGTTTCAGATCCGCGTTCTAAGATACCTTCATCAAATGCTTGGAATGTAACAAGAGATCCAAGTCCTTGCATTGGCACTGCAACTGCATCGATGTAATACTGAGTAATCTCCATGCCATAAAGGTCAGTCTCAAATGTAACCTTGACATTTGGAATCCACTTAAAGCGAGAAGGTCTGCCATCTTCTGCATAGAGTTCTGTAACCTGCCAGTAAGCAACTCCGTACATCATTAAGCTATCGACAGTCCACGCCATAGTAATAGAACGCGGTTGATTAATTGCCGGCTGATCAACCCAGATTGGGTTGCCTAATTCTTCACCTGTGGATTTACGATAAAGGTTAAGAGGTAGATCTCCAACCACTCCAGCAATTAGATTGCGGCATCGAGCTACAGATGGAACAGACATCGCTTCATTGCGTTGAACGCGTGGAAGGATGTAGTTGTAAAGGGAGTTAAGGTTCTCTCCCATAATAGAAGGGGCGTATTGCGCTAAAAGCGATGAACGCTGATCGTCAATAGAGATTGCTTCAGTTTTGCGGAATAGACCCATAGTCATAAAGTGTAGCATTTGTCAAGTAATTAGACAACATGCTAGGGCGTGTCTAAGTATAAATCTGTGGCTTAGGCTGAGGGATCATTAGCTTACTCACTGTCATTGCCACGCCAATACTGGCTGAAATGTCTCCCGCAGATTTACGCTTGATGATACGCCAGGCTGAGTCATTAACCTTGGCTGCACAGTTATTCATCTGCTGAATGAACTCTGCCTGCCCATTATGCACTACGCGATGATTTACCAAGCCTTCTAGAAGGTCACCACAGGCTTTGTAAAACTGCTGCCCTGAGACATCCTCTACCACGACTCCAGCATTAGCTAAACGATCAGCGATGGTCTGTGTTGCGTACTTGTCAAAGCAGACTAAGCGCGGCTTATAGATGTCGCACCACGCCTTTATACTTGCGGCCATCTTTAGTTCATCGATTGCCACCTGAGAGCTGTAAGTCTCTAGTATTCCAATACCAATCCTGCCATCTGGAAGCAACTGACCTGCAACAAGTGAGCCGTTACGCCTTGAAGGGCTAACATCAAAGCCAAAGACAGTGTAAGCACCAACAGCCATCTCTAGATCGCTATCGCTTGTCTCCTCAAGGATGCCATGCGGCCATGGGCTACTTAGCGAGTCGATCCATTGACAGAGTGTCTCTGTGCGCGTGTTCTCAATCGGTGAAGTCGCAATCGCTTCCTCAATCGCATCCTCAGTGATGGTGTACCCCATTGAGGGGTTAGCCAGAGCCCATGCATTGCGGTCGTCTATCTTGCAATACTGGGGTGCTGAGTATTCATAGAATCCAAAAGACTTGGGCGGGTAGTCGATGGCTCGTTCTCGTAAGTCGTTGAGTACAGTGCTGAAAGCGTCTCCTGCATTAGAGGTAAGAAGCGTCTGAGAGTTTGGGTGAGCTCTAGTTGTAGGAGTTGCAGCTCTAAATCCATCTTCTGAGATCTCTCG